GACGCTCTTAGAGACATGAGAATACTTCCTCTCTGGACTAGAGAGTTAGGCTGGTGTCCCGCAGGATTCCTGAAAGCATCCAGGCGGTTAGTCAACAAAGTTACTTCTACCTGCCTAGAACAAGATATTGACCATAAGAACATAGAGTTGTCAGGTCATAGCTTGGGTGGAGCAGTAGCCTTAATTGTTGGTGCGCTAATGACTAGGGACGAGATTCCACCTTCTCAGATAGTTACCTTTGGTGCGCCTAGATGCGGCAGGTTAAAGATACTCGATAATGTGAGCGTTACTCAGTACAGAAACGGCAAGGACATTGTCCCACTGGTTCCTCCTTTGATGCGTAGGCACAACAAGCTAGTAGAGATAGGGGAGCCAAAGAGCCTAATTAAAGACCACTTTGTGCTGAATTACGTCAAAATGGAAAAGCAAAATGAGTCCTAAGAAGCTAGAACCAAATTCTAGTTATGAGCGGTATGACACTGATGGTGATGGCATTGTCAGCGATGAGGAAATAGAGTCCTCAGAAAGGCTACAACAGCTAGAGGTCATGCATGAAAAAGCAGATGCACAGAGAAATATGTGCTGGTTAGCCTTACTTGGCATGTTGCTATACCCCTCTTTAGTCGTAATATGTGGGATGATGGGTTTAGATAAAGCGGCTGATATACTAGGCGCAATGAGCAGTATCTACTATGTCAGTGTTGCAGGATTAGTGAGCGTTTGGTTCTCTACTCTTGCTTGGTCTAAAAAGAATGGGAATGGCAGCTAATGACTGTAGACGTTAAAGAGTTATACGAAGAGATTAGCAAAGACGAAGGAAAGGTTCTTCACGCTTATCTTTGTAGTGAACTACACGCAACTATCGGAATCGGTCACAAAATCCTAGGCACTGACCCTGAGAAAGACCTAGATATATTCGGTGTTAATTGGGAGCAGGTTCCTGATGACCAACGCATTTCAGAGAATAGGTGCTACGTTCTCTTCCAAGAAGACGTTCAGATAGCTATAAACGGCTGCATGGGTATCTACAATAACTGGGAAGACCTGCCTCAAGAGATGCAGCATGTCCTTGTTAATATGTGCTTCCAACTAGGAAAGAGAGGTCTAGGCAACTTCAAGAACATGAAAGCAGCAATAGAGGACAAGAACTTTACTCTAGCAGCGGTAGAAATGATGGATTCCCGCTGGGCTGAAGACCAGACACCTCAGAGAGCTAAAAGACTTGCAGACAGGGTAGTGTCTGTTTCTAGGAAGGAGTCTATTTAATGGGGATGTTTTCGGATATTTCGGATTATCTTTCTGAAGCAGCTAACCTTGGCGTTAATGCTTTTTCTGGCTCAGGCAATAATTTTAGCGGCGGGCCTCCTCCAAATTATCGCGGCAGTACATGGCCTCCACAAAACCCTACTGATATGGAGTTAAGCGCAAAAGCTGATGCAGAATATTATCAACAACAAAAAGATCGGTGGGCTGAAAATAACAGCAGATTGTCAGACCAAGACCTAACTCCTGGTAGAGGAGGCATGTTTCCTAATCTAGGAGCTACGCCTGAAAGGTTAGGGTCTAGGAATATTGTAAGAGAAGCATCATCTGTTATTAACGAATCTTTAGGAGATATTATTCGTGGATGGGGAGAGGCGATTAAACAAGGCTCTGTCTCTATTGAGGATGTTCCAGAGGTTATTCAAAATAACGTAGTTCACTTTGTAACAACTACAAGTGAGCTAGAGCCTGATGGGTCTTTTGAAGAAATAGATCCAGATTTAATTGATGGAGATGTTGATTTTTCTCCAGAAGAAACTCCTGAACCTGTATGGCCTGAACCAGGCTCTAGGCATCCAGAAACAGGAGAGACACAAGAAGAAATAAGCGCAAGATGGAAAAGAGAAGAGGCTGCAAAAGAAAAACCTCTTCCAAAAGATGCCGCTCCTAAAGATGCTCCTCCTCTAGGAGAAGATCCTCCTCCCTCAGAAGAAGCACCTCCGGCAGATGCTCCTTTAGAAGAGCTTCCTCCTCCTGGCTCTGTTGCTGAAGACTACTTGTCTTCTGTGCAGAATTCGTTTGCAGAAATGAGCCAAGAAGATCAGGCGGGAATATTTAAAAGCACTTCTAGCGGAACGCCTATAGAGCAAGCTCTTTATGACCAATTATTAGGAAACGTATTTGCAAAAGGCGGCGTAGGTTTTGAGATTGATCCTAATGACGGAACTAGTCTTCTTCTCAAGATCCCTGTAGGTATACCGTCTATTGGCGGCCCTATGAGGATTAAGATTCTTAACGAAGACGGAAGCTTAGTGCCACTGCCTGATGTATTAGGAGAAGCTAAAAATAAAGTAGCTCAAGCAGGTAAAGACATTCTTGCTATCCCAGGACAAATTCTTAACGAAGCTAGAGGAGCCTTGGGTGATCTAAAGGATCTTGGTGGAGTAGTAGCAGGAACATCAAATAAAACACTGACAGAAGTGCTTGGAGAAATATTCTCTGGCGTTCTTGTTGAAGGATCTGACACTCTTCCTAAAACTGGATGGATGGGTCAAGGCATTTTAGGAGATATATACGATATCTTTTTGAAAGAAGTAGATGATTGGAAGTCAGGAGGAGATCCTAGCAAGTTTGGTGGAGATCCCTTCCCTGTAGCTCCTGTTGGTGATGGATTACCTGTTGGTGATGCTCCACCTCCAGGGCCGTCATCAGATACTCCACTGCCAGAAAGTCCTTTTGGAGAAAAGCCTCCAGAAGTAGATTTGGAACCTCCAGAATCAGTAGTGGAACTCCCGAAAGTAGAGCCTCCTCCTGTAGAGCCTCCGAAAGTAGAGCCTCCTGTAGTGGTAGATCCTCCTGTAGTAGTAGATCCTCCTGTTAATCCTCCGCCTGGACCTCCACCTGGGCCTGGGCCTGGGCCAGAAAAGCCAAAAGACCCAGTAGTTAAACCAGATGATCCAAAGCCAGATGAGAAACCAGGGCCGGATAAAGACCCAGTAATAATTGATACTACGCCCCCTCCTGAAACTTTAGTTGGAGATGGAGGAGAAACTGTAGATGATCCGCCAGAAGAAAGCGGTGGTGGCGGTGGCGGTGGTGGTGCTGGAGGTATGTTTGAACCATACTCAGGTGCAATTAACTATGGATTGCCACAGTTTCAAGCAGTACCTTATAATTTAAAGAAGGATTACAACGCCTCTCTTGACCGCATTATGCAAGAAAGCCTGTTTGGTAATTTAATCTAGGCTTAAATGATTATTTTAAAGGAATGATCTAATGACGTATTTAGATTTAGTAAACAACGTATTGAGAAGACTGAGAGAGACAGAGGTATCTACTGTCCCTGCTAATTCATACAGCAAGCTAATTGGTGATCTGGTTAATGATGCTAAAGACCTTGTAGAGAATGCGTGGGATTGGTCTGCATTAAGGACTTTGATAACGATTACAACGTCCTCTGGTGACCACACTTACCCTTTGTCAGGATCTCAGCACAAGATTAAAGAGTTTTTAGTTATTAACGATACGTCAAACCTAACAATGCAGTATAAGTCAAACAACTGGTTTGAAGAGCAGTTCTTATTACAAACGCCTTTGAGTGGATCACCGCAATACTACACTTACAACGGTGCTGACTCTAACGGAGACATGATACTAGAGGTCTATCCAAAGCCTGATGGGGTTTACTCAATAAAGTTTAAAGCAGCAAAGCGTAATGCAGCCTTGAGCGGTGACGCAGATGTCTTAAAGATACCGGAAGTCCCTGTTTTACATCTTGCCGTAGCTTTTGCCTCAAGAGAAAGAGGTGAGACAGGCGGTACGTCTACTGCTGAATACTTCCAGATGGCTAACAAATACTTGTCAGATGCAATAGCGCAAGACGCTGGCAGACATCCAGAAGAAACAATCTTCTACACTTGTTGAGAAGCTAATGGCCCAAGAACTAACAAGCATCAATCTGGTAGCACCAGCCTTTAAGGGGATTAACACTGAAGACTCTCCTTTGGCTCAAGACCCGTCTTTTGCTGAAGTAGCAGACAACGCTGTTATAGATCAGCGTGGACGAATTGCTGCGCGTAAAGGTCTGAGTGTTATTACTACAAACAAGACTGTACTGGGGTCTGGCAAGATACGAGCGATTAAAGAATTTAAGAACAACGCTGGTACAACCAAGGTTTTTTCTGTTGGCAACAACAAGATCATCAGTGGCACAACTACTTTGGTGGACGAGACTCCTGGCAGCTATACGATTAATGCTGACAACTGGAAGATGGTTAACTTTAACGACAGCATCTACTTCTTTCAGAGAGGGTTTGAGCCGTTAATCTACAACACAATTGCTGCTGACGTTTCTAGCGGAGTTGCAAGCGATGTAAAAAAATTAACTGATGCAAACGGTGACGCAGGCGTTGCAACAACTATGTACGGTAACGAAGTCTTAGCAGCTTACGGAAGACTTTGGACAGCAGACTTTACTGGCGATAAATCTACTATTTACTGGTCTGACCTCTTGTCTGGGCATAAATGGAGTGGTGGAAGCTCTGGCAATATTGATATTGCTAAGGTTTGGCCTGACGGTTATGACGAGATTGTGGCTTTATCTGCTCACAACAATCATCTAATTATTTTTGGCAAGCGTAGTATTGTTGTTTACTCAGGTGCTGACAATCCAGCATCGATGGCTCTTGCCGATACTGTTGCTGGCGTAGGTTGCGTAGACAGAGACACAGTACAAGCTACTGGTACAGACGTTTTATTCTTGTCGCAAACAGGTCTAAAGAGCTTTGGTAGAACAATCCAAGAAAAGTCGATGCCCATTAGCAGCTTGTCTGGGACAATCACTAAAGACATCATTGCTACGTTAACAACTGAAACAGAGTCATTCAGGTCTGTATATCATCCAGAAGAAAACTTTTACCTGTTAACCTTTGTTGGCCGTGATGTGACGTTTTGTTTTGATGTTAGAGGCACACTG